TAAAGAAAAATACGAACATAAAGGAATAATCGGTTGGACGGGATACGGAAATAATACCAAATATCTAAATGATTTAATTATCCCAGACGGAATGAAGATAAGATTAGTCACAAAGTCTGACTGGCTACAGTATTATAAAGACAATATGGCCCAATCAAGTCCTTGGAGTCTGGAAATGGTAGATAAGTATTTAGCGGAATGTGATTTAGGAGTATATTATTTGCCCGAAGGAGATTTTGAACGCTGTAAGGGAAATCACAAACTACTAAAAAACTGGGCGATTGGACTTCCAACCTACACAACAGCAATGCCAGATTATGTTAAAGCAATGAAAGAGGCAGGAGTGGGAGATAAATACATAATTAAGACAGGAGAAGAAATAAAGGATGTCCCATTTGACGAAAAATTAAGAGATCACGCGTTTAAATATAAAGCAGATAAAATAGCAACTCTATGGGAAAAATCAATAAAATCGCTTGGCTAGGCGCTGGTGAATTTACACTCAAGGACGCCATAAATGTCGATATACGAAAGCTAAAAGGAATAGATGTGGTAGCCGATGTCAGAAAATTACCATTTAAAGACGGAGAAATGGAAGTTATCGGTAGTCGAAATTTGATAGAACATTTTGGAAGAAAAGAAATCGTCCCTTTGCTGAAAGAATGGCATCGATGTCTAGGAAAAGAAGGAATTTTGCACATAGAAACGGTTGATGGAGGAAGGTTAATGGATAAATGGCGTGAAATACCTGAAGAAAACCTGCTAGATGGAATACTGGGAGCTCAAACATACGATGAAAACTTCCATAAAATGATTTTTACCGAAGAAAGTTTAGTTAAATTTTTGAAAGAAGCTGGTTTTGAACCATTTAGAATAGAATTAGGGGAATTAAGACAAATACCAAGAATAAAAATAATAGGAATAAAAAAATAACTCTAAAAACTCTATGTTAGTGTTAGAACCAAAGGAAACTGGGAGTGAGGCGGAAGCCTTAAAAAAGGTCATCGAATCCCACTGGTGGGGAATGGGGCCAAAAGTAAAAGAATTTGAAGAAAAATGGGCAGAATTAACAGGTGCGAAATACGCAGTTGCGACTAATTCTTGTACAGCGGCGTTGGATATAGCAGTAAGATTATTAGACCTACCGGAAGAAGTGACTGTCAGCCCATTTACCTTTGTGTCATCGGCTTTAGCACCATTAAACATTGGAAAGAAAATAAAATTTGTAGATATAAACCCTGAAACACTCACGACTGACAAAGCAGATATTCAAGTAATGTACGCGGGAAATATTAGCGGAGAAGGAAAGATTTACGATATGGCTCACTGTTCTGGATATAAGCATTTAGGCGAAATTAGTTGTTGGAGTTTCCACGCTGTCAAAAATCTACCGGCGGGAGACGGTGGAATGATAACAATGAATGATCCAGAATTATATCGCCGAGCCAGAGCATTAAGTTGGTGTGGAATAGACAAGAGTACCTTTCAAAGAAGCGGGAAAAAATATAACTGGGACTACGATATTCAAGAAGCAGGATTAAAAGCCCATATGAACGACATTACCGCCTGTATCGGACTGGAACAATTAAAAAAGTTGAAAGAAGGCAATGCTTATCGAGCTTATTTGGCAAGTTTATACGATGAATATTTACCTAAATGGATAAAAAGACCTTTCAGAAGTTCCACTTGGCACCTATATACAATTCAAGTTCCAGACAGAGATGGATTATTCGATTATATGGGTCAAAATGGAATTGGTTGCGGAGTTCATTATAAGCCACTCTACTATTACCCGATATTTGGAAAACAAGAAAAATTACCAGTCACGGAAAAAGTTTTTAGTAAAATTATTACTCTGCCAATAAATTTGAATATCACGATCGAAGACGTTAAAAAAGTATGTAAAACCATAAATGACTACTACACCGACCAATATTCCATTTAGAACACGCGTAGAGGCATCCCAGACGCCTAAAATTGAGGTACAAGAGGCCAAAGGCCCAGAAGTAACTGATAGTGGCCACCTCGACCAAGCCATCACTCCTAGCGCCGAATTTAAGCCAGTTTCAGAATTGGAAAAATGGGAAATACAGAACGGAAAATATGGTTTGGAATATCTAGGAATTAAAGAGATAGCCAAAGAGTTTCCTGTCAAAGCTGAATTTTCCTATATTGATAATTTTATTAAATCAGAAATTAAAAAAAGAGGATTAGATAGTACGCCAGAAAATTGGCAAAATATTTTGTCTGAATTAGAAAACGAGGCGGGGACAGATAAAAAAGATTCGTTTAAAAGAATAAATAAATTGTTTAATTTCATAAAACTCTACAATAAGTATATGGAAATTAAGGAAAAGAAGGATAATTTCCGTATCAATGGGTAGAGTTTTTAGTTTGTTCGCTTAGGGTTGTTTGTAGAGTTCGATTCTAGGCGAACATATTAAGAAATTTATCAATAAATTATGTTTACAAAGAAAACATTAGCTGATTGCCTACAATCATTGGCTGATAGGCACGAATCAAATGGAACTGTCCCAACTTCTTCTGTGGTTTTGTCATTTTGGACAAGATTACTAAATAAAGGAGTAAATTATTGTGCCGATAGGTTAAGATTAACCAAAACCACCACACTTACGACTGTTAACGGAACGATAGCATTACCTGATGATTTCTTGGTTAGGGATTCGGTATTTTTAGATGATTATGAACTAACTCAAGTCGACCCACAAGATAAGGCCAAACAAGTTGGTATGGTTTATTGGATAACTGGCAATCAAACTGATGGTTTTTATCTTAACACTCCGACTGACGATACTTTCACCGTCAATTATAGTTTCAAACCAGCTGAAATGGTTAATAACACTGACAAATGTATTATCCCTGACATAGAAGCGCCAGTGGCTTATGCTTACGCTCAAATACGAAAGGCAGAAAGCGACCCATTTGAGGACGCAGACAAAGCCCTAATTGAATGTGATTCAAGATTAAAAGAAATCCAATCGGCTAATTCAATAAATAATGTCGCAGTCGGATTCGACTGGGAATAAATTAAATGGCAAGAGGACTAAAAAATCAAGGATTTGAAGATTTTGGAAAAGGGTTAAATCTATTTACTCGTGATTTATTATTGAAAGAAAACGAATCTTCAGTTGCCTATAATGTATGGGCAACAGGCAAAAACTCTGTTTGTAAAAGACCGGGAATAGTTAAACTTTGTACTATACCTGGAGTTGATCAAGTTGATGGTTTAGGAACTTATTATTCAGGTAATACTAGAGAGTTAATCGCTATGGCTGGAGGAGTAGCTTATAAGGTCCATAGTGGAACAGCCACTCCGTTATCGGCAGCACCAGCTTCAGCTAATGTATTCACTTCAGGAAGCAGAACTGATATGTGCCAAGCGGGAGGAAAACTTTTTATTACTAATGGAGTGGAAAAAATTAGAGTTTATGACGGCACAAGAATAACCGAACAGACAGGAGCGATAGTAGCTAAGTATCTAATTTTCTATAAGGGTTGTTTATGGGCGGCAGGAAATCCAACAGCAGGAAATGAATCAAGACTTTATAGGTCAGGAACCGATGTTAATATCGGTAACTTTACTTATCAGGTAAATAAAGTTGGCACGACAACTTCGGCCACTACAAATAAATTAGTAGATTCTGGCGGTGGATTCACAACTGCCAATGTAACGGTCGGAATGAATGTCACTAATACTACGACTGGTACTTCCGCTGTTATCACTGGTATTGATTCACCCACCACCTTGTCCATTGATAAAGATATTTTCTTAACTGGAAATACTTATTCTATCGCCAATAATCCAATGGCGACTTCGGTTTATGTTTCCCAATCCGATGGTCAATACTTAAATGGATTTTTTAAACACCAAGACTTCTTATATCCTGTCAAAGAGCGTTCTTTGTGGCGAACTTCAGTCGGGACTGATGCTTACGGACTTATAACTAATGAAATGATTGACCCCGCTAGAGGTTGCGATTCTCACCATTCGATTGATACGGTGGACAACGATAATTTTATGTTCAATGAGCAAGGCGTGTTTGCGACTGGCTACGAACCGAACATTCTCGATCAGATTAGAACCAATATTGTTTCATTAAGAGTTGACCCGAAGATTAAAGCCATTGAAAAATCTCGTTTAGATGATGTGGTTGGGATTTATTTTGATAATCACTATTACCTATCTTTTACTTCTGGTGGTGGTGGATATAATGACACGATTTTAGTTTATGACCGACAAAGACTAGGTTGGTGGGAGTTTCAATACGCTTTAGCTGGAGTATTTGGAGGAGCAAATTGTTTTTCAGAGTATAAAGATTCAACCGGACAAACCAGACTTTATTTTGGTTCATCGGTCGACGGTTCTATTTATTATTTTGAACCAACATTAAAACAGGATGCTGGATATGTAATAAACACTCAATGGAAATCCGGGGCATTAAGTTTTGGCGACCTACAACAAGAAAAATTTATCTTGGATGTTTCGGTATTATTTGGAAAATCAGCGGGTAATCCAACAATAAACGTATACGTTGATGGACAAATTGCCGGAACAGCTAATACACTAGTCGGAACAACCGGACTAGCTGGCATCGGGGCTGGAAAATTAGGAAATGACCATCCAATCGGTTCTGCTGGTGGTTCAATGGAAATTATCGACACTGGCGGTGGCGAATGGACCAAAGTTCCTATCGGAAAAATCGGTAGAAATATCTCGGTTGAGATAATTGACTCCGATACAACTGGACTAAAAACTTGGGAACTCAACGCAATAAATGTAAATTATAAACCTTTAAATAACTTATTTCAAAAAATATAATTATGGCAAATCACATCAATTTCTTCTCCACTAACCTGACCTCAAACACTTTAGCTGGAGCAACTACTACACCATTAAACTCTATACCAACTTGCGACGCTCCGTTCTACTTAACGCTGGATGCGACAGGAGTTAACTCTCATCAGGAGGTAATTTATGTAACCTCTAAAACAGCCACCAATGTAAATCACGCAGCGACGACTTATGCTCACACAACTGCTGAAGAAGTCAGAATGGACGTTGTAGCTGACGAACTAGACGCTCTTTATTCTGCTAATGAAACTACTGGTATGGTTCGCCAAGCCATAATGAATGGAAACTTTGATGTATGGCAGAGGGGAACAAGTTTAACTTTGGCTGATTCGTCTATACAGTTTTTAGCTGATAGATTTTATGACTATGTGAATAAAGATGGAGGCACACTTCCAACTCTGACAAGAAGTCAACAGACGTTTACTCCAGGAGAATTAGCAAATTCAAAATACTTTACAAGGTTAGCAACTAACGGAGCT